GAGCAATACAAGTTTATGATTCAACATCGGCTACAACTGGAGCAAATGTTTTTTTAGAAAAAAAAGATATTTCATATTTACAAGAATATGTTTCATCAACAGAATCATCTAAAAGAGGACAACCTAAATATTATGCTATGTTTGGTGGTGCCACAGGAGAATCTGACACTACATCTGGAAGAATGATGTTTGCCCCAGTTCCTGATACCACATACAAATTTAGAGTTCACTACAACGCAGCTCCTGCATTGTTAGAGAATAATGATACCAATTATGTTAGTCTTAATTTTCCAAATGGGCTACTATATTGCTGTCTATCAGAGGCTTTTAGTTATTTAAAAGGTCCCATAGACATGTTGACATTATACGAAAATAAATATAAACAAGAGGTACAGAAGTTTGCTAATGAGCAAGTCGGTAGAAG